GACGATGAGTTGTCTGTTAGGACTGAACTTGTTGGTGGCGTCGGTAAATATGGGCGTCTTCTTGGTTGGCTTTACATTGGGGACGACAGTGTGTCCCTTAACGAGCAAATGATTACTGAGGGATATGCTCATGCATATGATGGTGGCACCAAGGATATGAACTTAGAGGTTCTGCGTGAAATACGCAGAGCACATGGAACTTTAACGGAGTAAATCAATGCAAAAAGTAATTAATGTTTTAGCAGTTTTATCATTTGCAGGAATCGCAGGTATTGTAGGTGGTGGTTCTTATGTTTATCTTAATAAGGATTCTATTATTGAGAATGTAAAAGGACAAGTTGCTGCTGCAGCAACAGAAGCAATTGCTGGAGCACTTCCGGGAATGATGGATGCAGCAATGCCAAAACTTCCTGGAGCAACTGGTGGTGCTATTCCTATGGGTGAAGGAGGACCTGTATCCGGAATGAGACTTCCCTGATGCCTATTCCCAATATTAATTTTAATAATATAAGAATACGTGATGTGAGAATCCCAGAAGTGCCAAGGTGGATGTCATCTGATCCACCAAGGGCACTTCCTGTCGTACCACCAGTCACCACACAAATCGGAACTCCTATTGTCAATATTCCTGGATGTGTCGAGGCACACAGAGATAGTAGTGAAAATCAAAATCTAAAAAATGAGGATAGAGAAGGCACAGTTGCCTACTGTGACGCTGGAACACCTTCATTCAGTCCTATTGATTATGATAAAGACAATTTAGATATCACACAAAAGTCACCACCACCACCTATTATTCCTCCATCTAAAAACCCGGAGGAGCAGAAGACACCTGCACAACCTGCCATACCAAAAAGACCCTCATGTAAGGAGGGTGAAAAATATAATGAGGCAAAACGAGTTTGTGAAAGGATAGTGGTTGAGGTTCCTGAAGAACAACAGATACCATGGACTGAGCAGTATCTCCCACCACTACCACTAGTAACTACTACCGCCGCAATCGCTGTAGTTGCGACGACTTCTGCACTGCTCGCAAAACCTCTCGCTGATCTTCTTTTGAAAGTGGTGAAACCTGTGACGAAGAAAGTGGTGAAGAAGATTGCTGCAATACGGAAGAAGGAGATCCCGGTACTATCTTTGTCTGCGAGGAGGGACGAGCAACGGGAACGGAACCAGGCGATTCGGACGTTGAAGTCTGCCCTCCGCCAAAGGAAGAGATAGGTTGTGGAATTTTATGTCGGTGTGGTCTGATAACATCAACATTATCTACTACCACATCTGCACAGATGGAAGCATAATATGAACCGGGTCTGAAATAAATTCCAGCTTTTTTCAATTCTCCGCAATTTTTCAATCTCGCAATCTCAAAGTCCAAACGTTTGTTAGCAATCAACTGTTGCTGCATTTGGATTTGAGTATCTGCTGCTTGCTTACAACGCTCTTGTAGTCCACCATCAAGTGGGAAAGAGATCGTTGCAGATAAACCAAGACTTGTGCTGTAGTTTCTAGTGTCACCAGTTCTTATAGGTTTCTGCCAAAGTTCTGATCCAGGACTATCTGGCACCCCATCTCCCTGCATCTCCATAACAGTGATAGGCATATCTGCACCATCTTCATAGGCACGAACCTCATCACCCTCTGAGTTGGTATATGATCTATCATCATACCAAGATTCCCATGGCCAGTTCTTCACATTTTTTGTAACTTCTACTAGTTGTCCTTCAAAATCTCTGTTGTCATACTGAGGTTCCATGTAGTGTGTCTCAAATGGATCCTTTGTATTACGAGCATGAGTAATAAAGGGTGTAATGTTAGCAGTAGGTCCTTGACATGCAATACCTCCACCGTATTGATTGGTGATGTAAGGACCTTGTAATACCTGAATAGCTTGGTTCGTAACTGAGCCTGAGCTATTCGCGATTGGAGATGCTGTTGCACTTACACCCCCGACATCTGCCGCCAGTGTGGCAGGGGCAGTCGCAAGTTGAGTTAGACATAATACTACTGGGTAAAGATACTTGTGGTGTCGGTTACGCTGGTGACCTCCGTGACCCTTTGGATCACAGTTTGATTTGAGATTCCTGGTCCTCGATATGTCTGAGTGAACTGAAACGCTTCTCCTGGATTTGTTATTTTGAATGCTGGACTGTTGTTGAAATTCAACGCAGACTGGGTCGATGTTACTTGTCCTTCGACTCCCCCCATGGGGGTCACTGTTACTGTTGATGTATTTGCAGGTGGAGTTAGAGATTGTCCTCCGTTGTCCACGTTTGTTCCCGTTACTGAGTATTCCCATCCTGTTGAATAATCTATAGAGTTGATCGTTTCAGATACCTTTGAAGTGGTTTCCGTGTGGCTAGTCATGGAACCCTGTGTGAAGTTGGGAACTACCGGCACGGAATACACTGGTGAGGCAATACTAAGCAACGCCAATGTCGCCAGTATTTTATACATTTACCGAACCGTAATTTCAGTTACTACTTGTCCTGTGGCACTGGTGCCACCGCCGCCTGCGGTCAAACCAATTACGCCAGCACTTGTAATAGTACCTGCTAAATCACCAGCAACACCAACAGCAGTGCTAGTTTGATTTGAATAAGCATTCACCGCACCAACAGTAGGAGCTGTAGTTACGATTGCATCCCCGGCGGTATAAGAAGAACTGAAGGAGAAAGCACTCCCTGCAGTTTGCTGAGTTGCTGTGATTGATGGTGGAGCTGCAACACCATTAGACCCAACAGTTCCAAGACCACCTACTACACCTGCTGTGGTGCCGTCTGAGGTGGTCACTCCGTTACCGGAGACACTGAGAGAGTTACCAATCCGCTGCACATTGGTTGCGGCAGCATCAACTGTCAATTGAACTGATGATGTAATACGGTGTGTCAGGTCTGCTCTAGCAGCACTACCCATACTGAGTAATGCCACAATAAAAAGTAATCTTTTCATTGCATACCCTTAGAAATTGTACCTATTTTATATATGATATATAACAAGTGATCTTGATTACTATGAAGATTTTTCTGGATACTGCTGACACCGATATTATCAATCAGTATCTGCCAAGTGGGTTGATTGATGGGGTAACTACTAACCCTACACTCATGCTAAAAAGTGGTAAATGTCCTGATGATGTTTATCAAGAACTAGCAGACATGGGTCTCCCTGACATTAGTATGGAAGTGGGTGGTAACGCCATGGAAATGCTTGAAGAAGGAAGACGTTTATCTACTAAGTTTGGAAAGTGTGCTACTATAAAGGTACCTTGCACACCTGATGGACTTTGGGTATGTAAAGAACTATCACGTGATCTTATTAGAGTCAATGTCACTTTGATTTTTGCTGCATCACAAGCAATCCTTGCTGCTAAAGCAGGTGCATATTATGTTTCTCCGTTTGTGGGTCGCTATGATGACAACAGTATTAGTGGTTTAGAACTTGTCCGTTCTATTTCTGAGGTCTATGCTCGTCAGGGTGTTCGTACTGAAGTCTTAGCAGCATCACTTCGTGATGTGTATAAAGTTTCTCGTTGTTTCTACAACGGTGCAAGCGTAGTAACCATGCCCCCGGCAGTGTTTGAAAAAATGTTCAATCATGTGCTGACGGATAAGGGACTCGAAATTTTTGATCAAAACTTGGAAGAAATTCGTAATGCGAATCATTGACTATCCCGTTTCTCCTGAACTGATTGATCTCTGCGTTCAAGAGATTGAAGCAAAAAAGAAACATGACTGCTGGGGTATCAGCAAGTGGAAGTGGGGTGCAACTTTGATGACCTCTTCTATGAAGAGTTTTTGTCTTTCTGCAAAACCTTGTACGGATCTCTACAAGAGACTTCGTAATGAGACTTCTCCTTGGTTACCGTTTGTTCCTACTGCTATCAACTATCATGTATGGTTGCCTGGGTCTGGAATCAACTGGCATAACGATGCTGACTATGTTTATGGTGCCACCCTCCACCTGAAGGACTGGCCACCTGAGCACGGTGGTATTTTTATGTGGAAGGAAAATGGTACTGATGTCCTTCATTCAATATATCCAAAGAAAAATACCCTGGTAATCAATGAGGGAGAAGAACGGCATGCTGTCTCTCCTATTGTTGTTAGTGAAAAGGACGCCGGACTAAGAATGTCCGTTCAATTATTCTGTACCAAAGAAGCAGCACACCAAGCACGTAGAAGTGGAGGAGGTCGAACGGTCTAATGGATTTCAAAGTAAAATGTTTGCAATGTAATAATGAAATTGAAGACATCGGTAAGTTTTGTACTTGCGGGTGTCCTAATGGTCTTTCGTTTTGTAACGGTAAGATCACTGCTATGGATATGGGACTCGTAGTAGAGATCCCCATTCATAAGCAAGAATCCAAGGTACATAAACAAAGTAGTTACCTGTCCCCCGAAGACTTGCTCTTCCAAGAGCAGAGACGGCAACGAGACTTCAAGAAATTGTCGTATGACGTACGATAAATATTGACAGGATCCGCTGGGTCCTTTATACTATAGACAACTTTACTACCACAATGTCCCGAGGAGTCTTCCTTTCCAAATTCAAGAACTATACTAAGATCTTGGTAGATGCAGTAGAGGAAAAAACAGATCTTGAATATGAGCATCCTTCTCTGTATGAAAATCTAATTTCTCACTACAAAGATCAGGAAGTTTATTTTTACGAAGACCAGGACAAAAATTATAATGTATTGATTGATAAGTTAGAATACGATCTTCTAAATTCTGGCGTGTGGGGATGAAAGAGAATCGCCCCTGGGGTTGGTATGAAACTATTGAAGACGGCGAAGGATACAGAGTAAAAAAAATCCACGTCAATTCAGGGCAACGTTTCTCACTTCAATTCCATAGAAAAAGATCTGAACACTGGGTCATCATTGATGGTTCAGGTACGGTCACGCTTGGAGACTCTGACTACGAGGCTAGACCTGGTAGTTGCTTTACCATAGGTATTGAGCAACGGCACCGTGCTACTGCAAGTGAGGAAGGTCTTACTTTTATTGAGGTGCAGAGAGGAGAGTGTAGTGAAAGAGATATTGTCAGAATAGAGGACGACTATGGTCGTCACATACCAACCTTTTTGGAAATGTTGACATGACATACATGGTGACTGGCGGTGCTGGTTTCATCGGCAGTAACTTTTTACATTTTCTCACTGAGAAAACGTCAGAACCTATTGTCGTGCTTGATAATCTCACTTACGCTGGTGACATGAGATTCATTCCTGTTACAAAGCAGGTAAAGTTTGAGTGGTGTGACATCTCAAATGAAGATCATGTGTTGTTTCTATTTGAAAAATATAAACCTAGAAAGATCTGGCATTTTGCGGCAGAAAGTCACGTAGATAATAGCATCGCTAACTATCGACCTTTCCTAGAGGCAAATGTTGTAGGTACTATCAATCTCCTCAATGCTTCATTGAACGTGGAGGTTGATAAGTTCCATCACATCTCTACTGATGAGGTGTATGGATCTCTGGACTATGACGATACAGAACTGTTCACAGAAGAGACTCCATACAATCCTAAGAATCCATACTCTGCAAGCAAAGCAGCATCAGATCATTATGTCAAGACTTGGCACAATACATATGATCTCCCATACCTAATCACTAACTGTAGTAATAACTATGGTCTGCGTCAGCACGTAGAAAAACTTATTCCAAAAGTTATCGGTCGTGCATTGATAGACGATGTTACTTACATGTATGGGGGTGGTCAACAGGTCCGTGACTGGTTGTATGTCAAGGATCATTGTGAAGCAATCTGGTCACTGGAAGAACAAGGTGTAATCAACGATCATTTCAACATTGGTGGTGGTTGTGAGATGAGAAACATTGATGTGACTAAGAAAATCCTGGATCTTTTGAAAAAACCATATGATCTTATTGGGATATCCCATGAAAGACCTGGTCAAGACAAGCGTTATGGCATAAATTATGATAAACTTACTAAGTGTACTGGGTGGAAACCCCGTACTGACTTTGAATATGGACTACGTACAACTGTCTCATGGTACTTAGAACGATGGGGACTGACCTAAAGTCCTACAACAGTCCAGTAAGTCTTTATGGACCTGGGTTTGTTGGTGGTAGGTATGCTGAGATGTTTCCTGATACGTTGGTACAGGAACGCGATGAATACAAACCACAATCTAAGAAGATTCTTTACATGATCTCTACGGTGGACAACTATAATGTTCACAAAGATCTCAACTTAGATGTTGACACTAATCTTCGTCTCCTTTGCGATGTATTAGAGCACTGTCGCAATGAAGATATTGAGTTCAACTTTATCTCTTCATGGTTTGTATATGGTAAGGGGTGTGAAATCCCTGCTCATGAGTCAGATTCTTGTAACCCAACTGGGTTCTATAGCATCACTAAGAAGTGTGCAGAAGATCTAATCAAATCATTCTGTGATGTGTACAGTATGAAGTACCGCATCCTTCGTCTGTGTAATGTGATGGGACATGATCCCAAGGCATCACGCCAGAAGAATGCAATCATGTGGATGATAAATCAATTGAGAGAGCACAAACCAATTGCTCTGTATGATGGTGGTAGCCATCATCGTGATGTCATGCATGTTGATGATGTCTGTCGTGCAATCAAAACTGTTATCACTGAGGGTGACCTGAATGACACTTACAATATTGGGTCTGGGATACCCACTTCTATTGCTGATATTGTTGATGCAGCAGTACCTATTTTGAGTAGTCGTTCTGCCATAGATATGATTGATCCTCCCAAATTTCATAATGATGTCCAGACACAAGACTTTTATCTTGACACTACTAAGCTTCGAGAATTAGGATTCATGCCAAGTATGGACACTGTTGAAATTGTGGAGTCGTTATGTTCGTAAGAAAGAAAGTTGAGAACTTCATCGATGCCTTAGAGGCGGACGGTGAAAAACTATTTCCCTACATGGCAAACCGGGGATGGCAACCAGGTGATAATGTTTATTATTCTGGTCCTTACTGGGATAATCAAGAACCTGCTGCCGCCATCACTACCTTACTCCAAGGTAAATGGTTGCCTGCTGGTGAAGAAGTCAACAAATTTGAACGTGCATTCTCTAAGCAGTTTGAGTTTGACTATTCTGTGATGGTGAACAGTGGATCATCTGCCAACCTGGTGATGATTGCTGCACTAAAAAAGTATTTTGATTGGCATGATGGTGATGAGATCATCGTCTGCACCTGTGGGTTCCCCACAACTATCAATCCCATCATCCAGAATGGACTTACACCAGTTTTTGTAGACATCAATTATGATGACCTCAACTGGGATCTTGATCAACTAGAGAGTAAGATCACTCCTAGAACCGTGGCGCTTTTTTCGTCTCCTGTTCTGGGAAATCCCTATGACTTCGATAAGTTCATCGAGATTGTCAATAGGAATAACCTGCGGTACATCGCTGACAACTGTGACTCTCTCGGTTCCAAGTGGCGTGGTGAGTTGCTTACCAAACATGCCGTCGCAGCGTCTTGTTCTTTCTATCCAGCGCACCATATCAGCACGATTGAAGGCGGGATGGTTTCCTCCAACATTGAGGAGATCGTCCAGATCGCCAGGTCTTTTGCATGGTGGGGGAGAGGTTGTTATTGTGTAGGATCCCAAAACAAATTGCCCAACGGTGTCTGTGGACAACGATTCGACCGCTGGTTGGAAGGGTACGATCAAGATGTCGATCATAAGTATGTCTTTGGCGTTCAGGGATACAACCTCAAGCCTGCCGACCTGCAAGGGTCTATTGGGTTGGTACAACTGACTAAGCAAAACGAGATACATCGCATCCGTCGTAGCAACAAAGCTAGACTTCACGAGATCTTCAGTCAGATCCCTGGTGCTCGGGTTATTGAAGAGAAAGAGCATGCAGAGACCAGTTGGTTTGGTGTTCCTATTGTCTGCGAAGAATATAAACACCGCCTCGTAAAATATTTAGAGAGCAATAAAGTCCAGACAAGAAACTATTTTGCTGGTAATATTTTGATGCACCCTGCATACCGTCATATTGAACCTGCAAGTAATTATCCAAATGCATGTAAGGTTCTAGACAATGTATTTTTTGTTGGGTGTAGTCCTGTTATCACTGAACCTATGTTAGAATACATAGGTGAGGTTGTTTCTAATTACATTTCCGAAAATTACTAATGGATAGACAAAAGCGAGCATTGGTCCTGGGTGCCGGTGGTTTCATCGGTAGTCATATGGTCAAGCGACTCAAGACCGAAGGGTATTGGGTTCGTGGTGTAGACCTCAAGGTTCCTGACTTCTCAGATTCAGCAGCGGATGAATTCATCCAAGGTGATCTGCGAGATTATACTTTTGTCGAACGTGTAATTGAGTACAAGGGTCAACAGGGTAACTTTTATAACTCTGTTCCTTACCAGTACATTGACACCTTTGATGAGATCTATCAGTTTGCTGCCGACATGGGTGGTGCTGGTTACATCTTCACGGGTGAGCATGATGCAGACATCATGCATAACTCTGCAAGCATCAACTTGAACCTGCTGCAGTCAGTCCACAAATTCAATGAGACCTTTGATGGTCGTGACAAAGAGTGGACGGTAGCAAATCGTCCTAAGAAAGATCAACCCACAAAGATCTTTTACAGTTCTTCTGCTTGCATGTATCCTGAGCATAATCAATTAGACCCTGATAACCCAGACTGCCGTGAAGAATCTGCGTACCCTGCTGCTCCTGATTCGGAGTACGGATGGGAAAAACTCTTTAGCGAAAGACTTTTCTTTGCTTACAACCGTAATCATGGGATTCCTGTTCGTGTCGCTCGCTATCACAACATCTTCGGACCTGAAGGAACCTGGGACGGTGGAAAAGAGAAGGCACCTGCTGCGATCTGCCGCAAAGTCGCTTTCCTCCCGCTCCAGGGTGGATCTATCGAGGTGTGGGGAGATGGCTTACAAACTCGTTCCTTCTTGTTCATTGATGAATGCATCGAAGCGACTTGGAGACTGATGCAGTCTGACTTCATGGGTCCTGTGAACATTGGATCTGAGGAGATGGTCACCATCAACCAACTGGCAGAAATCACTGCAAAAGTTGCACGTAAAGATGTTACTAAGATTCATCTTGATGTTCCTCACACAGGTGTTCGAGGACGCAACTCCAACAACGATCTAATCCGAGAGAAATTAGGTTGGGATTACTCACAAACCCTTGAAGAAGGTATCTCTCTAACTTACAATTGGATCATTCAACAAATCGGCAAGAACCTTGAGGGCGCATGAACACTACGTATAACTATGAACGCGATACCCTGAAGCATACTTTTACGGGGCATACCAAAGTATTCCAAAATTTCTCTCAAGCATACCAGGATTTGTTTGTCCTAACTATGCTGAATGGAAAAAAGAATGGTAAGTATGTTGAGGTGGGTGCTAACCATCCTCAATCTTTGAGTAATACTTTCCTACTTGAGACCGTATTTGGTTGGCGTGGTTTCTCTGTAGAGATTGAGCGTTCAATGTGTGAGGTTTTCAACGGAGACATGGCACGGCAAAACCACTGCTATGAAGCAGATGCCACTAAGTTTG